ATTTAATCCTGCTCAAGATCGCTAAGTCCAGTTGATATTTTAGTCGACTAAGAGTATAATTAACACATATGGAAATCGAATTAGCTGATCATTTTGATCGCATGAACAAGGTCGTTGAGGAGTTACTCAAGGGCAATAACCCTACCCAAATTGCCGCTCTGACGGGTTTTAAGAGGGCAGAGGTTATAGAGTATATAGACGAGTGGAAACAGGTCGTTAGAAGCGATTCTGGAGCTCGTGAGAGGGCAAAGGAAGCCGTCTCTGGAGCTGACCAACACTATGCGATGCTCATCAAAGAGGCCTGGAAGACCGTAGAGGATGCAGACCAAGCAGGTCAATTAAGCGTAAAGTCTGGTGCATTAAAGCTGATTGCAGACATTGAAGGTAAGCGCATTGGTATGCTTCAAGAAGTTGGTCTATTGGATAACGCAGAACTTGCAACACAGCTTGCGGAAACAGAGCATAAGCAAGATATCTTAGTTAAAATCCTAAAAGAGGTTACTGCAACCTGTCCTAAATGTAAACTTGATGTTGCAAAAAGACTATCCCAAATAACTGGTGTTGTTGAATCGGTTATCGTGGAAGAAGAAAAAGATGCACTGTGAGCATGTATACAAAGAAATGGACACAGACGTGTGCCCATTATGTGGCATGCCAACACACAGAGTAGACTGGAAGAAGGCGGCTGAACTCCATAAAGAGTGGATAGACAGCGGTAAAGCTGTTACGCAAGGATGGTCTTCTATATAATGGAATTTAACTTTAACGACTTTATAGATATACTAGACGGCGAAGAGTTTGATGAGCGTCCAGTAGATTTAAGAACTTTTGTTACCAGCCCAGATTATCTTGGGCTTCCCCCACTGTCTGATCATCAGTATACTTTGATCGAGAAGTCTTCACAGATTTATAAAGAATCAACATTGATTAAGCTCTTTGGCGAAGAAGAGGGCGGAAGAATGTTTAGGCAAACATGCAATGAAGTTATTGCACAATTGGGTAAGGGTTCTGGAAAAGACTACTCGTCTACTATTGCTGTTTCTTATATCGTATATCTATTACTGTGTCTAAAGGACCCAGCCACATATTATGGCAAACCTCCTGGTGATACTATTGATATTATCAATATTGCGGTTAACGCACAACAGGCTAACAATGTATTCTTTAAGGGATTTAAAACAAGAATTGAAAGATCTCCTTGGTTTATTGGAAAGTATGATCCAAAGGCTTCCGAAATTAGATTTGATAAGAATGTTAATGTTTATTCTGGACACTCTGAGAGAGAGGCATTTGAAGGATATAACGTTATCGTTGTTGTTCTTGATGAAATTTCTGGATTTGCAACAGATAATACTACTGGCCATGATCAAGCTAAAACAGCATCGGCAATCTATGATATGTATCGTGCATCTGTAGATTCCCGTTTCCCAGACTTTGGCAAGGTTATTTTGCTATCTTTTCCAAGATTCAAGAATGATCCTATTCAAAAGTTTTACGACTCAGTCATCTCAGAGAAGGAAACTTTAATTAGATCAAAGACCCTTAAGATGGTTGAAGATTTGCCAGACGGAACAGATGGTAATGAAATTACGGTTGAGTGGGAGGAAGATCATATTGTTTCTTATAAGATCCCAAAGGTATTTGCACTCAAGAGACCAACTTGGGAAATTAATCCAACTAAAAAAATAGAAGACTTTAAGGTTCCTTTCTATAAGAATATGCAGGATGCCCTTGGTCGCTTTGCATGCATGCCGCCAGAGATGATTGATGCATTTTTTAAGTCAAGAGATAAAATTGAAAAAGCTTTTAATAGAGCACATCAAGCAGTAGATTCTTTTGGAAGACTTGAAGACTGGTTCCTACCAGACCCAGACAAAGAGTACTTCCTGCATGTTGACTTGGCTCAAAAGCATGACCATTGTGCAGTAGCAATGGCTCATGTAAATAAATGGGTTAACGTTAAGGTTACAGATAACTATTCACAGCCTGCGCCAATCATTGAAATTGATGCCGTAAGATATTGGACACCGACACCAGACAAGTCTGTAGATTTTACTGAGGTTAAGGATTATATTCTTTCTCTTAGAACACGTGGATTTAAAATTAAAGTATGCACATTTGACCGCTGGAACTCTCATGATATGATGCAACAATTAAAAAGTTATGGAATTAATACTGAAATTCTTTCTGTTGCCAAGAAGCATTATGACGATATGGCAATGGTTGTCTTAGAGGAAAGACTTAATGGTCCACATATTCCTTTACTAATTGATGAATTACTACAGCTTAAGATAATGCGAGACAAGGTAGATCACCCTAGAAAGGGGTCAAAAGACTTGGCTGACGCCGTCTGTGGATCTATATTTAACGCAATCTCAAGAAGTAGATTTAATACAAGCCAGGAAATAGATATACATACTTACGAGTCAGTAAGTTATGAAGATGATTTTGGCAAGGGCTCAGATGATGTTGCTGCTATCAACCTAATACGTGCCCCACATATGCCAGAACAATTAAAAGAAGCGATGGACAGGATGATGATTATATGAGCGTATATCAAGAAAAAGCAAAAGAATGTAAGTGCTGCAGTAAGCACGTTCCACTACCAACAACATTAAAAGAATATAATGGGGTAATTCTTTGCCCAACAACATTTGCTAATGTAGTTGAGTATAAGAGGCTTTGGCTGTCTCGTGGCTCAAGACCAAGCGGAAGCATAAGAAAACACTTCTCTGACTACGTTCAGCAAATAGTAGAAGAGACTATTGACAAGAATGAGATCGGCGTATTACAATAGGTACCTACCGCAGGTAGCTTAGTCGGTTAAAGCCCCGAACTCATAATTCGGTAATCGTCAGTTCGAGTCTGACTCTGCGGACTAGGCATATAATAGAAAAGAGAGCGTGTGGACGACGAAGACGAGAAGATGGCATACTATATTGAAATAGGTGCTGTAGAACTTGCTGGTATGGATGAAGATGGAGAATTTATTTTCCAAATTACAGATAAGGCTAAGGAAGTTGCACCAGAGCTATGGCAAGCTCATATAGAGTATGTTGATGAATCTCTGATGGAGTTGTTTGAGCTTGGTTTTATTGAAGTAACATATGACGAAAATCTAGAAGCACATCTTAATGTTTCTGAAGCTGGTAAAAAGTTAGCAAAGGAAATGGGATTGATCGAAACTGATTTTGGAGATTACGATATTCCTAACGACTAAGGATTGCCTTCGTAGCTCAGAGGACAGAGCAGGACTCTTCTAAGGTCTTGGTCGCAGGTTCGACTCCTGCCGAAGGCGCACAAATGATATAATTTATGAAAGGAGGTATGACATGAAAAAGATTTACGATAAGTTTATTGCTTGGCTATTCTTGAAGGAAGTAGACTACTTCAAGCTAGACGCAATTGACAAAGACAATGATGGGTTGGTTCAAGAAGGAACACCATTTGAAAGAAAGGTAAAGCCTGTGAAGAAAGCAGCAGCAACCAAGAAGACAGTAGCAAAGAAGACAGAAGCACCAAAGAAGACCACAGCTAAGAAGACCACAGCTAAGAAGACAGTAGCTAAGAAGACCGCACCAAAGAAGAAGTAATCATAGCTTGTTAAGAAGCATCACGTTTCTTGCACCAGACGTTAGGGAATAAAATTAAAAAGAAGATTAAATTTTTTGCAGCAGCAGAAGATTATTATCAAGTAGAAGAGCCACCAGTCCCTTCAAAAACTAAAATCCCAGATTGGTTTAAAAAAATACCAGCAGAGGATAAGACTTTTGGTGGAGATCCAAGGGATAACTCTACTGTAAAGAAATGTCTTCCTTTTTTAGATTCCTTAACGTCTGGCTATATGGTTTGCGTTCCACAAGATATTTCAATTGCAAAAACTCCTGACGGAGGAACAAAAGCATACTGGGGGTATACTCCACCAGGACAAGACATGCTATTTGATTTAGATAGACCAATGCATAGAACAGAAGGCATGCCAGTGCCACATGGATACAATGAATATGTTTGGCGTATGGTAACATATCCAAGAATAGAAACACCGCCAGGATACAGTGTGTTAGTAACGCATCCTTTTAATAGATACGATCTTCCGTTTTTAACAATGACTGGAATTATAGACACTGATAAAATTCAGCCAAGGCTCGGTCTTAACATGTGGCTTAGAGATGATTTTGAGGGAATTATTCCAAAAGGAACTCCAGTAGCTCAGGTACTTCCCTTTAAGCGTGAGCCTTGGGAGCATGAGTCTCTTCCTCCGTTTGATAAAAAGCGGGAGCTTCAAGAAAACTTTAAAATTAGGTCTGTTTTAAACAGGTCGTATATGTATCAGTTCTGGCAAAAAAAGACTTACGAATGATATGATATAATATTATTAGGTCGCCAAAAGGGGCCTATATTAATTTATTCGCTTAAAGGAGGAATAAAATGGTAACACATTTTACAACAACAGGATCTCATTGGAATAATTTTCTAAACGATCCTTTTTTTATTGGCTTTGGGCCAAACGTACAAACATGGACTGGAGTAACACGACAGGAAAGCTATCCACCTTACAACTTGGTTAAGGTAGATGAAGAAACTTATCGTGTTGATCTTGCATTGGCAGGCTTTGACAAGAAGGATGTCGATGTAACAGTGGACAATGGAACCCTTATTATTAAGGGAGAGGTTGCAGCTGAAGATACCGCAGAAACTTTGCATAAGGGAATTGCTACACGCAAGTTTACAAGATCATTTGCGTTGGGTGAATTCATGGAAGTTACTGGGGCTGAGTTCAAGAATGGAATGTTGGCAGTAACAGTCGAACGAATTGTTCCAGAAGAAAAGAAGCCAAAAACCATCAAAATTAAATAAGGTATAATAGTCATGTCCGCCTTTCGTGGACAATGGGCTAGTTACCCTTGGGATACACCTGAGCAAGTGTCTAAACTGCTCATCAAACTTTAAGGAGAAAAGTGCCTACATACGAATACAATTGCGTTGATTGTAAAATAAACATAGAGATTCCTAAGTCTTTTAAAGACGCAGATACAGTAGAGCTTTGTGAAAAATGTGGAAACGCAATGAACAAAGTATATGGAACTTTTGGTATTCAGTTTAAAGGTTCTGGGTTTTACAAAACAGGAGGCTGAGCCTAACCCTAGCAATGATATAATTAACTAAACAAGCAAATAGTTTGCTTAGGAGATATAGTTGACTAGGACAAAGTTATGGAGATTATCATTAACAGCCATTTTAGGGTTTGGTTGGCTATTTCTCACACCCGCTTATAGCGATGATCCATTAAGTTTAGCCGCTCAAGAAATACAAGAGCTAAATAAAAGCATATCAAATTTAAGCTATAAAGATGAGTTT